TAATTGGAACAAAGAAATAGAAGACATTATTGTTTTAAAGAACAATAAAGGGACAGAGGATAACAGAGTTAGAAAATTAGATTATTCAATTCAGTTGTCTAAATTATTTTATGAAAGGTTTATAAATGATGAAGACATCACACTCTTCTCACCACACGAAGTACCAGAACTTTATGAGGCATGGGGAAGTGAAGAATTTGACGAACTATACCGAACAGCAGAAAGAAAAACAAGTGTTGCTAAAAAGAAAGTGTCAGCACAAATCTTGTTTTTTGCTATGCTCAAAGAGAGAGCAGAAACCGGTAGAATTTACATAATGAACATTGACCATTGTAATACTCATTCTAGTTTTAAAGATAGAGTTTACATGTCAAACTTATGTCAAGAGATTACATTACCTACAGACCCTATTCAACACATTGATGGTAAGGGAGAAATTGCTTTATGTATTTTAAGTGCAATCAATGTTGGTAAATTATCTTCTCTTGATGAATTAGAAGTATTATGTGACCTTGCTGTAAGAGCGTTAGAAGAAATTATCGACCATCAACAATATCCTGTTAAGGCAGCCGAAGTATCAACTAAAGCAAGAAGAAGTCTTGGTATTGGTTATATTGGTCTTGCACACTATCTAGCAAAAAACAAATTAAAATATGATGATAAAGAAGCGTGGAAAGAAGTTGACAAATTAACAGAGGCATTTCAATATTACCTATTGAAAGCTAGTAATGAAGTTGCACAAGAAAAAGGACCTTGTGAGTATTTCCACCGTACAAAGTATTCAGATGGCATCCTACCTATTGATACTTACAAAAAGGAAGTTGACGAAATCTCAAACAGAAAACTGTCTATGAAATGGGAACAACTCCGTAAAGATATCAAAGAGCATGGTTTAAGACATAGCACCTTATCAGCTCAAATGCCATCTGAATCTTCTAGTGTGGTTTCTAATGCTACAAACGGCATTGAACCACCTAGAGATTATTTAAGTATTAAGAAGTCTAAGAAAGGTACACTAAAACAAGTTGTACCTGATTATCCTAGACTAAAAAACTTTTATACTCTATTATGGGATATGAAAGGGAATGAAGGATATATAAATATCGTTGCAGTAATGCAAAAGTATTTTGACCAAGCAATTAGTGGTAATTGGTCTTACAATCCAGAAAATTATGAAGACAACCAGGTACCTGTGTCTATTATGGCACAAGACTTATTGACTACATATAAACTAGGTTGGAAGACTTCTTATTATCAGAATACATATGATTCAAAAAGTGATATAGATGAACCTGCTCATCCAGTTGGATGGAAAGATAATGTAGAAGTAACCGAACCCACAACTTTAGCAGTTGAAGAAGATTGCGATAGCTGTACAATATAGAAAGATAATATATGGCATATTTGTGTGTTAACACACCTCATGTTGATGTGTATGTTAAGAAAGAGTATCTGTATGATGGTAACAAAGGTCATGGAGAATTAGTTGAAGGCGTATGGGTAACAGCAAAGTCGATACAAGGCAGAGCGTTATATTTTGAAACTTATATACCAGAGTATGGCGCTTTATATGATAAGTTGCCTATTAGTGCTTTTGTATGGAAAAAAGATTATAAAGGAGAATTATCATTACCAGAATTGCAGTTATGGGATTGTTTTAGTTATGATATTGCAATTATTGAAAAGCAAATGCTTATTGGCAATCAATGTAAATATTTGTCACCAAGCAAACAATGGTATAAAGGTTGGTATATGTTTACAATAGACAATGCTAACTCAACAAATTTAGAAAGAAATGTGACTTATAGTGAAGTACCATCACAACATAAGTCGTTTAATATATTGAAATTAGAGAATGGTCACTTTGCAGCTCAACCGAACAACAGAGTGATATTTTATGATAAAAGTTATACTCCTAGTGAGTTGAAGTTTCCAGACTTCAATGTGTCCACCAAAGAGTATAGTGTAGAATGTGAACAAAAATGGACGGCTGGCGACACCGATAAGTTTTTTTATGATATAGAGGAAAGAAAAGAATAATGGCAAGAAGTGTATTTAACAAAGATAAAAAATTAGACCAAATGAAACAACCAATGTTTTTTGGAGAAGACCTACAGGTTCAACAATATAGTGATATGAAATATCCTATTTTTGATAAATTGAATCAACAACAGTTAGGTTATTTCTGGAGACCTGAAGAGATTTCATTACAAAAAGATAGAAACGATTATGCTGAGTTGTCTGACCAACAAAAATTCATATTCACTTCTAATCTAAAATACCAAACTATGCTAGATAGTGTACAAGGTAGAGGTCCATGTTTGGCATTTTTACCATTTGTATCTAATCCTGAATTAGAAGGTTGTATCGTTACATGGGACTTCATGGAAACAATTCATAGTAGAAGTTATACACACATCATTAAGAATCTATATTCTAATCCTAATGAAGTGTTTGATACTATTCTTGCAGATGATAGAATTGAAAAACGAGCAGAGAGTGTTACAAAAACCTATGACGACCTAATTGAAATGGGTTACAGATGGCACCTTGATAAGAGTAAAGTTGATTTACAAGAACTTAAAAAGAAAATGTATCTTGCAATGGTAAGTGTAAACATCTTAGAAGGACTAAGGTTCTATGTATCATTTGCTTGTTCGTTTGCATTTGGCGAATTAAAATTACTTGAAGGTTCTGCTAAGATTATTTCTATGATTGCAAGAGATGAAAGTCAACACCTTGCAATGTCACAAACAGTTATCAATAACTGGCATGATAGAAATGATGATAAAGACTTTATCAAAATCAGAAAAGATTGTGAAAAAGAAGTTTACAAGATGTATGAAGAATCAGTAGAAGAGGAAAAAAGATGGGCAACATATCTATTTTCACAAGGAAGTATGATTGGACTATCAGAAAAACTATTACACCAATTTGTAGAGTACATGGCGAACCGAAGAATGAAGTCAATCGGCCTAACACCACAGTACGAGCAAAAAACAAATCCTTTACCATGGGTCGACCATTGGTTAAACAGTAAGGGTATGCAAAATGCACCACAAGAAACTGAAATTGAGTCCTATGTTATAGGTGGCATTAAGCAAGATGTAACAAAAGACCAATTCAAAAAATTTAAACTATAATGCAAATGGAAAAATCAAAAAAAGCATGTACCTCCTGCGAAACTAAATATACCATAATATGGGATATTAATGAGCAAGATTTAGAACCACTTACTTGCCCATTTTGTGGACATGAGGTATCAGATGAAGAAGAAATTGAAGAACGACACGAAGACGATTTGGAAGACGAAGATTGGAATTGATTATAGTTTAACCAGTCCAGCTGTCCATATTGACGACATAAAAAGTGGTACTTTTTCATTTCATTACCTAACAAGTAAAAAGAAATGGATTGGTAGACAAAGTGAGAATATAACTGGTTATGAACATAAAGAATGGAACGACCCTATTGAAAGATTTACTTACATCTCAGATTTTGTTATGGACCTACTATCAGATTACAAACAAAATCAACCTATTATTTTCATTGAAGGATACTCCTTTGGTTCAAAAGGCCAAGGTGTATTTCAAATTGCTGAAAATTGTGGTATTCTTAAATATCGTTTACTTGAAGAAGACTATGGTTACCATACAGTTGTACCTAGTGTTGTTAAGAAAGGTGCTACTGGAAAAGGTAACGCAGATAAAGATATGATGTACGAAGCATTTTGTAAAGAATTGCCAGATTATAATTTGAAGAAATCTTTTGACACAGAAAAGGTAGGCAATCCATTATCTGATATTGTTGATAGTTATTATATTAAAAAGGTAGGTTATGATAATTTATTGTGCAGCTGACCCTATATACTTTAACCACTATTTTGATTTGTGGGCAGGTCAATTAAATAAATTTTATCCTGAACATTATAAATTAATTGCGTTATACAAACCTAATAAAGAAATGTATGATAAGTGTAATGATTATAATGTTAATAGTGTAGATGTTACTGATTTATTTCCAGAAAATCCTACAAGAGAACACTTTTATTTGTTGCGTTGGTTAAATTTACCTTTTTATAAGAACACTAATATTTTAGCAACACAAATTAATTGTCTTGCAGTAAAAACACAAACATTTCCTAACATAGAAGTCGACCAATGGCGAATACAAAGACCTAAAAGAGGTTATCTAGGTGGTGTATCCGCAGCCATATTTACACCAAAGGCTGCTGAACAGGTAGTAGAAAAAGCAAAGACAATGATTGAAAATCCACCAACATCAGACCACCCTATGAATGTGTGGCAGATAGAAAACTTAACACAATATCAACATAAAAGTGAACATCAATTAAAAGAAAAAGATTTACTACCAGAGGTGGTTTTACCTGATTATACATATTGGATAACAGCTAGAACATCTAATACATGGTCACATGAAAAAAAGATTGAGGCATTAAGGAAGTTTATATGAAATTAACAGTTATATTACCATCAGCAGGAAAAGGTACGAGATTAAATCTACCATATCCTAAAGAAATATTAAGATTAGATAATGACAATGCATTAATTGACAATTGTTTTAATTTCTTCAAAGACTACGGTAGAAATCAAGTAGAATTTGTTGTAGTTATTAATGAAGACAAAACAGACTTAATCAAATACTTATCAAAATATAAAGATAGATTTAATCTTTCATTCGTATTTCAAAATCCAAATGAGAAAGAATATACAGGTGCTATCAAAAGTGCAAGTCATTTGTTTGGTGAACATAATATTGTATTGTTACCAGATACATTAATGAGTTTACAACCAGGTAAAGATTTATTTACATTAGTAACAGAAGCATTAACTGAAACAGGTTTTAGTTTTTTAATTAAGAAAGAAGATAACCAAGATATTTTAAAAACAAAAGGTGCTTTATATGTCAATGATGAAAATTGTGTAGTAGAATATGAAGATAAACCTACAGACAAAGTTGAAATGTATAATGCCTTTTGGTGTGCCTTTGCATTTAGAAAAAGAAACTTTTTTGAGTGTATAAATTTTATGGAAAAATCTACATTGAAACAAAAACATTCTATAAATGAAATTGCACAAACACCTATATTTGGTAGTAAAGTTATTGAAGTTGCAGATTATATTGATTTAGGCACTTGGCCTGAAATTAGGAGATTATTGATTAATTATGAAAAAAATAGTAACTGATTGTGATGGTGTTCTTTTAGATTGGGCATTTGCTTTTGATGTCTGGATGAGAGAACAAGGTTATTTTAGATTACCTAATACAGACCATTACTTTGACCAATCAAAAAGATATGGAATACCTGAAAAAGAGGCATTAGAACAGGTGCATATGTTTAATCAAACAGGCGCATTAGGTTTTATACCCGCTTTTAAAGATAGTGTTGAGTATGTAACAAGACTAGCAAGAGAAGGCTGGCGATTTGATGTTATTACTATGATTGGTAAAGATAAATATGCTCATAGACTAAGAGAAATAAACTTAAAACATTTATTTGGTGATGTATTTGATAATATTCATTGTTCAGGTGATTTCACAAAACCTAAAAAACAAACACTAGAAGAATTATATAAAGGTGAAAAATTTATTTGGATTGAGGATAGAGTTGATTATGCAAAAGATGGTGACGAAGTGGGATTAACCACATATATTATGGACTGGCCTTATAATAGAGATTATAAAGGAAGAAGAGTACATAATTGGAAAGAATTATATGACAGTACATTTAGAAGCTAAAGAAGGCGATTATGCAGATATTGTGTTATTGCCTGGTGACCCTTTAAGAGCAAAGTGGATTGCTGACACATACTTAGAAGAAGTAAAACAAGTAAATGGTGTTAGAAACTGTTTAGGCTTTACTGGTTATTTAAATTGGAATGATAAAAGAATTTTATTATCAACACAAGGTGGTGGTATGGGTATGGCCTCAAATGCCATTTATATACATGAATTATATAATAACTATAATGTAAATACAATCATTAGAGTTGGTAGTTGTGGTGGTATTTCAGATGATGTTAATGTAGGTGATATTGTTGCAGCTACAACAGCTTCTACTGATAGCAATATGACAAAAGATTTAATTCCAGGTTATACATTTTGTCCTAGTGTTACATATCATTTACTTGAAAAATTTAAGAAGGCTTGTCCTGAAGCAAAAGTAGGTGGTATTGTTTCTAGTGATTGGTTTTATAATCCTGTAAAAAATTGGTATGAAGACCACAAGAAGTATGGTGTTCTTGCAGTAGAAATGGAAGCACATATTTTGTATGCATTAGCTAATAAATTTGGTAAAGACGCATTGGCAGTTAGTACAGTTGCAGACCATTTAGAAAAATCTTTAAAAGACATGACCTCAAAAGAAAGAGAAACTAGTTTTAACACAATGATTGAAAGTGTATTTGATACAATATGTTAGTATTCATCACACCAAAAATAGATAGTAGTAGAATACCTTACTCTTATAGAGCAAGAGCCACCATACCATCTGCTAATATAAAAGATAGTAGAGTTACAGATGATATTAATTCTTTACAACCTGGTGATATTGCAGTATTAGGTAAAAAACATAGTAAAGAAGATGTTGAACATTTAATATCAAAAGAAATTAACTTTATCGTAGATATTGCTGACGATAAGTTTGACCAATTTAATCATTGGCGTTTTACAATACCAAATGCTAATGCAGTAACAACAACTTGTCATAGATTAAGTGAAGTTATACAACAGGAAACAGGTTCAAATTCTTATGTTATACCAGACCCTACAGAAAGACCTAGAGGTGAGCCTAGATTTGAAGTAAAAGATATTATGAACGCATTTTATTATGGTTCAGATGGCAATTATTCAAAACTTATGTGGCCTGAAATTAAAGAAGTTTTAAATAGTATTAAAAAAACTAACATTAAGATAATGACAAATGTACCAGAACATCCACCGAAGAAAGAAAAATTAACTAAAAAACATGGTGGTTGGTGGTTAGAGCCTCAAAAAAGAAGGCAATTAGAAAATTATGGTATGAAACAATTTAATGAGTTAATACCTTGGGATTTTGATAAACAAGGTAAATTAGTAGAGCAATCAGACTTTGTTGTGTTACCTGTTGTGGATGATAGACACTCGCAATGTAAGGGTAACAATAGACCTATTGACGCATTACAACAAGGTAGAGCAGTATTAACAAATCCAGGTATACCTAGTTATGATGAATTATTTGATTATTTGTTTGTTGGATATTTTTATGAAACATATCAGACTATGATTAATAATCCGAAATTAGTTATTAATAAAATTAAATTAGCACAATCTTGGATTGATGAACACTATACACCAAAAGCTATTGGTAAAAAATGGGAACAAGTTTATGAAATTGTTAAGCGTAACAACATATAACAATAAATTATATAAAGAGTATGCTCATAGGTTTGAGAAAACTTATAATTGGGATTTTCCTTATACCGTTTATAATGAAGATGATGGTATGTTAGAAACAATACCAGAATGTAAGGCATTTATGGAAAGAAATAAAAATAGATTTGAAGGTAAAGATTTTATCAAAGATTATTGGCAAGATGGTGTTAGATTTTGTTATAAAGTATATGCTTATACTCATGCTATTATGCATAACCAAGACCTAGACGGTATCATAGGTATTGACGCAGATAGTGTGTTTTATAAAAAGATAGACGCAGATTGGATTAAAAAACATATTCATAGAGATAATTGTATGATGACATATCTCGGTAGAGGTGACCATTATAGTGAATGTGGTTTTTTATATTTTAATATGAAACATCCTGACATACAAGCTTATGCTAATAGAATGAAATCATTATACGATACTGACGGCATATATAATTTGAAAGAACAACATGATAGTTTTATATGGGACTATGTACGAAAAGAATTTGAAAATAGAGGCACCAAGAATTTTGATATAGGAGATGGCAAAATGGGACATGTTCAAGCGAGGTCAATACTAGGTACGGTATACGACCACACAAAAGGACCAAGAAGAAAGGCTGCTGGTAAATCAGCAGAGTTTAAATTATGATTAACATTTTTATAGGATACGATAATAAAGAAAGAGTGGCTTACAATGTGTTATCACATAGTATTATACAAAATAGTACCAAGCCTGTGGCAATAACACCTATTGCATTGAATAATTTAAAAGATGATTTTGTAAGAGAAAGAAATAGTTTGTCTAGTACAGAGTTTTCATTTAGTAGATTTATGATACCACATCTTATGAATTATCAAGGTTGGGCATTGTTTATGGATTGTGATATGTTAATGTTTGAAGATATTGCTGAATTATGGCGAATGAGAGATGACAGTAAAGCTATTCAAGTTTGTAAACATGATTATGTGCCTAAAGAAAAAACAAAGTTTTTAGGCCAAACTCAAACGGCATATCCTAAAAAGAACTGGTCTAGTTTTATGTTGATGAACTGTAAAAAATGTTCAACACTAACACCAGATTATGTAAACAGAGCAAGTGGTTTAGAATTACACCAGTTTAAATGGTTAGAAAGTGAAGAACTTATTGGTGAATTGCCATTAGAATGGAACTGGTTAGTAGGTGAATATGAACACAAAGAAGATGTGAAGAATGTACACTATACAGAGGGTGGTCCTTGGTTTACAGATTATAGAGAATGTGATTACTCAAAAGATTGGTTTAAAAACCATGATGAATGTATGTTAGGACAATGATACAAGGATTTGAAACTAGAGATAATACAGATGTACCTGTAAGAGCATTAGTTGATAGTGTTAATGGTCGCATGTGGCAAAAAGAAAGAGCTGTTGACCAGTATGAAAAAACTGTATGGCCTGGTTTTGATTATAATTTTGATAAACCTATTACTGTATTTGGTATGTTACGAGGTACAGGTCAGTTAATAGAAGAATGTAGTAGAGATGGTCAAGATTATTATTTTTTTGACCATGCTTACATGTTTGGTAATAAACATAGCACATCTAAAATTGCTGGTGATAGAATATATAGATTAACTAAAAACTATTTTCATATTAGAGATGTTAAAAAATTAAAAGCTGATGATTATAAAAGAATAGAAAAATATAAAAATCATGTTAAATTAAAATCTTGGAAATATGATGGTGATTACATACTATATATTCCACCAAGTGAACATGTTAAAAAATATTATTATTTCAATAATCATTGGGAAGAACAAACATTAAAAACAATTAAGAATCATACTAGAAAACCAATTAAGATTAGAACAAAAGAAGATAAAACACCATTAGAAAAAGACTTAGAAAACGCCTATTGCACAGTATCATATCAATCAACAGTTGTTGTACAATCCATTATTAATGGTGTGCCAAGCTTTTGTGCTAATGAATCAATGGGTGTTCCTGTATCTTTAACTGATGTGACACAAATAAAAGACCCTTTATATACAACTGAGAGAGAATATTGGATAGATAGTTTATTAGCAAATCAGTTTACCTTAGAAGAAATTAAAAGTGGTTTAGCAAAAGAAACAGTAGATAGGATGCAAAAATGAATAAGATAGCAGTAATAGGTTGTGGGTTTGTAGGTGGTACAATTGCTAACGCATTAGAAAATGCTGGCAATGATGTTGTGCGAATTGACCCGAAATACAACGATAATAAAATAGAGGATTTTGTAGATAAGATTGAGGGTGCTGTTATATGTTTACCTACACCAACTATAAATGGTGAACAAGATATAACTGAAATAGATAAGACAGTTATTGCATTAAGAGATGTAAGAACATTAATCAAATCTACCATTTTACCTAATATGTTAGGTGTGTATGAGGAGAATGTAGTTTATTCTCCTGAATTTTTAAGAGAAGCACATGCTAAAAGAGATTTTGAAAAGAATGAACATGTATTATGGGGTGGTTTGAAAAGTGAAGCAGATTGGTGGATTGAGAGATTTAAATGTCATCACAAGACAAATGTAATTATTAATAAGAAAGACGCAAGTACAATTAAGTATGTTTACAATTGTTGGTTAGCAACAAAGGTTACTTTCTTCCATGAATTGTATAGTAAATTAGATAAGACATATAACTATCATATGATTATAAACACATTGGCTGACTTTGAGAATATAGGTCCTAGTCACATGAGAGTGAAACAATTAGGTTATGATGGCAACTGTTTTCCTAAAGACATGGAAGCATTTGCAAATTTTTTAGATAGTGACTTATTAAAAAGTGTAATTAAAGTTAACGATAGTTTAGTTTCAAGCAGATGATACATTTACATACTTTACCATGGGATAAATGTTTATCACACCAACTTATGCCTGCCATAAAGAAAGGTTGGAAAGATAATGATAGAGATGTACATTTCTTTTGGGGTTTAGCAGGTCAAAATATTAGACAGATAAAAGAATGTGAAGAGAGAGGTGATGAATGGTGGTATGTAGATGTAGGTTATCTTACTGAACAGATTACCAGATATCCAACACCTATCATAAACAACTATGACACCACATACTTTAGAATATGTAAAGGTAATATACACACAATCAGAGGCAAGATTGGCGATGGTACAAGAGTAACTAAATTAGAACAACAAGGTATTGATGTTCAATTCAAAGGTTGGTTGACAGGTGAAACCAATCATATATTATTATGTCCTTCATCTCCGACTGTAACATATCATATCAATGGTATATCACAAGAAGATTGGATTGAACAAGTAACAAATGAAATAAAAAAACATACAGATAGAGAAGTAAGATTAAGAAATAAACCACGACCAGGCAATCAATATTGGAATACTGATATTAAAGATGATTTAAAGGATTGTCATTGCGTTGTTACAAATATGTCACTAGCTGGTGTAGATAGTATTATGAACATGGTTCCTGCTATTACACATCAAAGACATGTTGCAAGTTTTATTACAAGTAGAGATATTTCTAAAATAAATAAACCTATGCGACCAGGTCATAAGACTATTAATGACTGGATTAAGATGGTTGCAGATAACCAGTTTACAATACAGGAGATTGAAGATGGTATCGCCTTCAAGGTTCTTCAAGAACAGATTTAGATGGTTTGGTTTAATACTAGCAGTTACTAGTGTTGCAATCTTATCAAGTGCGAATATATCTACTCAATGGGTGGGTTGGTCTTTAAGTGTGGCTGCCTGTATCATGTGGGTATGGTTTGGTTACAAAGATAAAGATTGGCCAAGAATGATTATGGAGTTGATGTATATGTTTTTAAGTTTAAGGGCAGTATTCAATTGGTTGGGAATGTAATGTATAATTTTGTTTGTATTTGTTATGGTGATAAGTATTCTGTAGAGTATGTTCAAAATCTCTACAACATGGTGAAAAGAAACACCACTCTTCCTATAAATTTCATAGTGTTTACCGACCATGTTAAAATGCATAAGATGATTGAGGGAGATATTGAAGTTAGAAAGTTTCCAGAATATGATTTAGAGGGTTGGTGGAATAAACTACAACTATTTCATCCAGACACATATCTACCAGGTGTTACTCTTTATATGGATTTAGATGTTGTCATTACAGGTAATATAGACTGTTTTTACAGTCACGAAGCACAATTAGATTTTTGTGGTATGAATGATTTTAACCCCGTTACCAAAATTTGGAACTCCAGTATTATGAGATTTAAACAGCAAGACCTTCACGGACGGATTTGGCATAAATTCATGTCCAATAGACCAGAATACCTACGAAAGTTTGCAGGTGACCAAAACCTCATATCAGACTTTATTAAGGGTACACCTGGATGTGATTCGTTTCCTGATTCGTGGACACAATCATATAAGTGGTATGACCGAACAGGTACCAGATATGCCAAACAAGACATGACATATACACATAATGGCGAATCGTTGGTAACCGTGTTTCACGGACAGCCAAATCCACACGAATCCACGCAGGAATGGATAAAAAATGCTTGGAAATAACACGCCATAGTGTCGCACCTCTAAAACCGAGACCTGGTCTCAAAAAAAACTTCAAAAAAAGTGAAAAAAAAGCGAAAAAACGCTTGCTTTCTATATGGAAACCTGTATAATGGACACATAATGATTAAAGAATATAACAAAAAGAAAATGCAAATAAGACTAAAAAGACTTGAAAAAAGAGTTGCCAATGCTAAGAAAGTATTGTATAGTAACCCATATAAAACATTATATGAAGTCTTACAAATTATAAACAATAACAAAGGAGAAAAACACTATGTCTAAAGTTAAAAACTACTATTGGGACCAAGCTGAGAAAGCTGTTGACGCAATCTTACTTGAACTTAAAAACAATGCTATCACTAAAGAAGCTGCTAAAGCAAAAATTATGAATGTAGAAGCAGTTGAGTTGTGTGATATTGATGAACACAATGTTGATGAAGTAATCGACATGGAATTGGAGATGGCTTAAATATGAAAATAAGAGGTTACAGTAGAAACTACACTTTTACAAAGTTGCCTGCTCAAGAAGTAAACATTAAATTTGTGTGTTATGCAAAAACTTCATTTACACACGGTAGAATGAGAATGAAACACAATAAGAACTTGAACGGTGGTGGTGCCTACAAGTTAGAGAAAAGGACTATATAATGACACTATTAGAACACATTAAAAATATTAACGCTAAGTCTAAAGCATGGATGGCTAAAAATCCAGGTTCATGGGCTGGTATGGTTGTAGAAGATATTAAATTCTGGAACGACCAAGGTATTTTTACTGTTGAAGACTATGAAAGAGATAGTCTTATTACAAGTGTTTATGAAATGCATAAAGAGGCATTTGGTGTAAAAGGTAGACATTACAACTTTAAAGAAATGTCTAATGCAGAGTTAGAAAAAGAATTAAACCTCCTTTGTGATATAGCAAAGCGTGAGGCAGAGATAGAAAAAAGGCAAGAAGAAGATAATCTAAAAGCCTTTGAAAGTAGAATTGATGAAGCACTTTCTCTAGGTGCAGAAAATAGAGAAGCTGCGATAAAATGGATATTGCAAGCAGAGGGACTTGACAAAGAACAAGATTCAGGTTATATTTGTTATACACTTGGTCTTAATTATGACAAAGAACATTTATTTAAAACAAAACACTAACAAAAGGATACATTATGATAATTAATATAGGTGATACAATAGAAGACATGAAAGGCAGACAAGGTGTCATTACCAATATCGGTATTGCAACCGAAGTAAATGATATAGCTGCTGAGAATAATACGAGTTTGAACGCCAAGACTTATGACACAAAACTTGGTTACACAGGTGCAGTTACCTTTGGTTCTAACTGGTGTTATTTTAGTCAGATAGATAAAGTAATAGAAAAAAATGATTTTGAAGAATCAGCAACTGATTGGATAGATGGATAATTATGATGAAATATAA